TTGCTTCTTGCCCTATTGGTGAATCCTTACCAGCTTGTAAAGCTATCGTTTGATATTCTTTAACTGCTTTGGTAGACTCTCGCATAGTCATTGTACCGCTTGCAACCTTCTTGTTAAGTTCTTCAAAACGGCTATTGATATTAGACATATCTTTAGCAGTATTCGAAATACTCTTTAACTCTTTGTCTATGTTATCGAGGTCTTTAGATGTATTACCCGTATTGACCCCTACTTTGAATATTATTTCTTCTGCCATGTTATTGATCTTCTCTAGTGTTAATTGTTCCCGTTACGTATGCAGGTGTTCCAGTTGTTGCTCTCGCTGCAAGTGTTACCCATTCGCCTGGTTGTAAAGTAAGTTCTTCCATGTTATAATTACCATTCCCAAAATGATGGTCAAACTCTCCAGTATCACCTAAGTGAAAAGTTGCTAGTAATTGTTCCCCCGTTGTATAAGTAACAGTTGTTGCTGCTGTGTCATATACGCTACATGAACTTGCTGAAAGCGTTTGAAAGTTTGGATTACCTGCCAATGTTCCATTCTTAATTAAATAGAATATACAAGGCGAAGTATGTTTCAATGCACCCGAAGCGTTAAGCATATTAATAACGGATTGATTTGCTTTGCCGTTGTAATATCTAGCGTTCATTATAGTAAACAACGCTTGAAAGTTTGTAGAACCTACCGTAGTTAATGCGTTAAAGTAAGTAAACCTTCCACCGTGTAAAGCCTTTGCACCTTCAACGAATCCTGCAAATGAACCAACACTTGCCCCCACATCTGTTGTACTACCTGCTGAATAAGCAACCAACGCAAAAGGGAATGAAGGATTTGTAAATGATGTAGATGTTAAAGTGTTAGGTAAGCTGATAGTATGCACGTTCACAAATTCTGCATTGTTACCGCTTGGTGAAGTTTCAACGTAAAAAGTTAAAGCCCCAAAACCTAAATATTGAATACCTATTTGAAATACATTACCCTTTGTCCAATCTGCTGTAAATCCACTTGCACCCGTTCCATCCATCTTGTCACCGTTCCATGATGACTGTGAAATAAATGTATCAACACTTGCTACACCTGCTTTTGTTTGTGCTATACTTGCAGCCGCTCCTGTTGCTCCTGCGCTAAATGACTGAGTCCCTGCCGTTGTTCCTGCTGAATCTCTAATAAAGATAACCGTAGCACCCGTTGGATACGCTTTCCATCCCGTGTATGTTCCTTGTGATATTTCCCAAACAGTTCTCTGAATATTAGAAGCGTTTGTAACCGCTACCGTAAAAGCCGTACCATTCAAAGTTACTGTAACATTCCCACTTGCTGTTGCACCCGTTGAAACTGTTAAAGTTTTAACTTCTCTTACACCACCTCGAACGTATAAAATTCCGAACTCAGTATTTGTCAAGTCACTTGTATCACCGTAACCAAAGTAAACACCATCAGAAGCCGTACCGAATCCTGCTAATACATATGAATAAGGAACTGGTGCTGTATATAATGCTGCGAATCTTCCTATAATTCCTTGCCCTGCTCTATATCGTAAACGCTTTTTTCATAACTTGATTTTTTACAAACATAAACATATTTTTTAAATACGCAAAAATAAATGAGTTTAAGAAGATACATACAAGATAAGTTACCTATTGTCTCAGTTAGTGGTGATACAACACCTATGTATGGTAGTAGAGTGGCTTATTCAAGCGGTTCGTATACCGTTAATTTATTAACCGCAGTAGGAATGAGTGGTAAAAGTTATACAATAACGAACAATGGAACTGGAATAATAACAATAAATCCTTTTGGTAGTGAAACTATATTTGGTGAAAATACTTTTTTACTTTACCAATTAGAGTCAATTGATATATTTTCGGACGGTAATAATTGGAATTTATGAGTTTAATTAGAAATGTAATAATACAAGGTCAGCAGGATGGTGGTGGTTTTGTCAATATTCCTGCCGATGTAAATGGGCATTTAGAAGTAGCAATACATTCACCTAGATTACCATTTGGTGCGGTACATACTGAGAACTTAACACCTATATTTCAAGCTGATGCAGTCTATGGAATTAATGCAGGACAATTACAACCATCTCAAGCATCAGGAAGTGGGGCGGTAACAGGTACTAATAATGTATTTTCAGTATCAACGGTAACTACTATTTATTCTCAAGCGGTATTACAAGGAACGTGGACAATGAAAGAAGCCCGTTTAGAATCTTCTAATTCTTGGCAGTCATTCCCTTCTACCGAACCACCTGTAACCATTACAGAAACACACGTTTCTAATCCATGGAATACAACGTATACTATCGTAGATGAAACAATCGTACTTAACAACCAATTTGTAAAAGTAGAAGTTAAGAAAAACGATATGTTATGGGTATTTGAAAACACTGATTCTTTACGCTTTACTCGTTAATATTTAATAACTGTAATCGAACAACCTGCCGTTAATAGCCCGTTAGTTGCAACACCTACGTTATCAGTTTCGATAAATAAAGTGTTAACATCAGCGATAGCAACGGCACACGTAATAGCAGTATTAGAAGTTAGAAAATTATTTTCAATCTCTAAAGGTGCTACTAGATTTCCTGCGAATCCACCAATGGTGTAAATACCTGCTGATGTATAACCAGGAGTTGCAGTTATTCCTAATGAATTTTCAACAACAGTTAAAACGGGGGCGTTTGTTCCCGTTTGTGTTATTAGTGCTTTCCAAATTACTTGAGCCTTTCTCCCCGTTGACATTGTAATAATACTGCCGTTTCTAGTATACGTCAAACCCGTATCGGTATCTAGATAAAACTCACCGTCATAAATATCGGTAGCTATCCAATCCCCATTTCTATGGTCTGTACTTGCAGGTATAGTTGGAACTCCACTACCTTGCTTAATTAATATTCTTGCGCTTTGATCACAACTCATATCTATCCTCTTATTATTTTACTATTTCCGTTTACTTGACCGAATCCACCAACGATAACACCCGTATCACCACCAACACCCTCAGGGCTTGCTAAGTCGCCAACTCCTAATATGTTAACATACGGTGGGCGTGTTATTTGGAATCGTCTATTCTTTCTTGCTTTTAACACCTTAACTAATTCTATCTCGGTACTTGCTTCAACATCTGCTGAAAATTCCTTAATTGCATTTAGTCTAAACAATCCACCGTTTATCATTAAGAACTTACCGAAGTCCCTAGCCTTAATCGTTTGCTCATCCCACTTAACAGAACACGTTACCAACTGACCAGCAGGCGAAGTCATTTCGTTTATAAATACTGAGTAGTATTCAGAGTAGCAATTCTTTGTACTTACTACCGTTGTAGTATAGAACACCTCATCTACTAATCTAAAGTTTAAATCCATTGTAGGATTCGTATAATTGTCGAAGTGGTGAACGCATGGATACGTTGTTAATACTTCGCTTGCTGTTCCTACCGTATCACGTAAAGTCCATGAACCCGTTTTAAGTCCGTTTCTAAACATGATACGTGGTGCGCCTGCGTTCTGTTTTACCGTTCCGTTATTCTCAACCTTAATGTATCTAGGTACTACTATGTTTGGTGCTACTTGGTAAGGTACAATTGTTGACCATGGTAACTCGGTTTTGTTGTCACCTTTAGCGTAGTAACTTCCTTGCGTATAACTCAAATCCCCGTACTTGTTTTTCCACTTATCAAAGTACTGTGTAGCATCGTAATCTGTTGAATCCTTAAACTTGTAAATGATATTCTTCGCGTACTCGTTCGCACTTGGTCTTATTGTAATTGGTTTAGCTTGGTCAACTTCTTGGCTAATATCTTTGAATACATTTGTACCCGTATAGAAATCAGTTGCAGGCTCTATCTTTTGTACCCCATACTCATCAGGATCTGATTGATACAAATTAAATTGTCTAATACAACCTAATAGTAATTCACTACATGGTATTGCAGGAATGTAGTTGTGAAGTCTTACCGTTGCACCATCCGTTATCGTAGTGTCAATTGAAATCATATCAATAGTAAACGGAGTTGAAGTTGTTACCGTTATTTCTACGGGTACTATTTGTGATACATCTGTAATAGAGCAAGCTACCGAACCAAACATAATTACAAAGCTAACTGCATCACCCGTTTGTAAAGTTAGATTTACACTACTGTTAAAAGATATTGTACCCGTATCAGTTAAGAAGTTTAACGCAGGGTCTTGAATCTCATATTGTATAAGTCCGTTCTTATATACTTTTATTTGTGGGTTGGTAAGTTCTATGAATGTCATTGAGCCGTAAGTCAATGTATAATCAAGTTCGCCTACTACTGTTAAATTATAGTTACCCGTTTTCTGTATTGAAATCTCACCATCTTCAAATTGGTCGAATGTATCTTTCGTTATTGTCGAAGTAAATACATCACTATCAAATGGGTTTATATTTGGTATTAATCTAAATCGTTGGTTTTGTGCTACGGGTTGAGTGTACGGCATGGCACTCATAGTATAATTAAAGTCCCCGTTATCTATTTCTAGTCTTCTGTCCTCCTGGTCTGATGCTGATAACGTTCTAATATCACCACCACCGTAACCAAATAGGATAGATTTAAACATATCTGTATCTAAAAAGTTAGAATCCCATGTAATTCCTGCCCACTCTAAAGCCTTTTCTAGTGCTTCACGTAGGTAAATATACGGCATTATATCAGTAGTACGCCAAATTGTAGCACCTAAACGACCATTACCACGCTCAATAAGTGGGTAATAATAGCCCGTTCCTATTGGTGTAGTCCAACTTGCTTTTATATTAGTCCTATTCAACACATGATCGTATGCGCTCCAATCCAATTCATTAACCATTATAGTCGAAAGTAACTGCATTAAGTCAACCGTTTCAGATAATACCGTACAAATAAACGCTATATCACCATTCTTTACTTCTACTTTGTCTAGTTTTAAGATACCAACTAGCACTTGAACACCTCTTTTCTTTAGTATTACTTCTGATTTCTCAGTAGCATTAAAGGATAAACCGTTTTCAGTTACCGTTAAACCGAATGAACCCGTAAAGAAAGCACGGTTAGCCATCGTATCAGGTAGCTTTACTTGCTTAGAGAACGACTGTTTACGCTTAGAAGGGTCTTTAACGTCCGCAATTGCAAACGTAATCGGTACGGGTATCTTTTCAGATAAGTCTAACGATACGCTATTTACTATTAATTCATCCGTCATAGTACCATTGATTGGTGGTTAGCTGAATAAGTAAACGATACAGATTCAGATATTAAGTCCTCGAATCTTTGCTGCATGAATGTGTACTGAGTAGATGTAACTACAACGCCCTCATATGTTCCTGCGTAATCGTAAAGACGATACAAAGGTGAACGATACAATTCTACTAACCATTGCTGTTGAGCCTCGTAAATCCAATCTGTGTAGATTGTTCCTTTCATGTTTACCGTAGTACCTACCCTTCTTTCTCCTGACAATGTAGAATCATATTGATACGAAGTACCAACCCAACCTCCAAACTGCTTAGAGTAGCTTCTATCAACAACACTTGCAGACTTTTCTAAGTTGTGAGCAAAGATGAAAGAATCAAAAGCCCCGAAGTCATTTAACCACATAAGTGTATTAGGTGCATTGCAATACTCATCGAAGAAATGGATAGTAAGTATTTCACTTGTTCCAATCTGTACTGTGTAATACGCAGCACTTGCCACGTCGCCAGAACTAAAGCCAGCCGTTGCAATTAGATTAGTAGTGTTTAGGTTTAATTGTGCTATTGCGTAATTTTGCGTATTAGTATACGTATCTAGTAACACACCAACCGATGTATATAATTTAATTTCAAGTTGCTTAGAAGCATCGCAAAGCATATTTAAATAGAAGTCAGTCCCTCTCATTTGCCACATAGTCTGAGTACGTGGATAGTTGGTCATGAAAAGTAAATTCTGATATTGTGTTGGTGCATTGAAATCTTCCCATACCTTATCAGAAAACCTACCTTTAAATATATCAATAGTTGAACTAGTTCCACTCGCTTGTAGTGTTGGTGTTGTTCCATACTCTTCTTGAACTATAATATACAACTCAGCGTTTATCTGTGAGTCTTGCCAAAGAGCCGTGCCGAAAGTAGGTGAAGGCATAAGCCCTCTTACAATTGGTGAACAGTCATAATGTCCACGTGTTGAACTCTCAGGGAATACTCTATCTTCTCCCACCTTAACGTTATCTAAATACGTCGATACGATATAAGAAAAATTAGCCTGAGCCGTTTGATTACTTGAGAAAGTAAATGTCAACGGGTTGTCGCTAGGGCTAAATTGAAGAGGTGTTGTATGTATTGTTATTGCCAAGGGTCTACTATGTTAATGGTTATTGATCTACCTAATAAATTGCTTATAGGCTCTCTTAATTGTTCTACTAATGAATCATTCACTACGTCTGTATAAAATGGTCTTGCTTCCTTACCGTTCTTTGCTATACTCTTTTGAATAGCCCATGCCCAACTGTCATAACTTGCAAACGCTTCTGGTAAAGTACTTCCCGTTGTCGGTATCCATTCTATAATAGCTTGGTGAAACGATTTATCTTGAGGCGGTTGTGTTCCCCAATTTGGCGCACCATGATTAACCTCACTACCATTCACACCGTAGTTAACAAATTTCCAATAGAAGTCTGCATTTATTCCTATCGTTACTTCATTACCGTTAATCGTTACTTGCTTTTCGGGCTGTATTGATTGACGTAAGTTATGCGAAGCACCAACCTGATGTTTATCTAAAGACTCTACTAATTGGTTTGTAACGTCTTGCGCTAGTTCACGTAGTAAATCTGATAACGGGCTGTTACTATTTGCGTTTAATACCTCTTTTGAAGTACCATAATTCAACTTAGATAATATTTCAGCTTCGTTAACCACTACTTCTTAGAGTTTATTTTTTTGCTTTTATGTATAAAATACTTAAATCTATGGTTTAAAGTGTACACATTCAAGTCTGTTACCTTATCCCAATCACCATTAAAGAACTCCTTTGCTATAATGTCAATCGTTTCTTCCCACTTATACTTGTTATCACCTTTACTATCTTTTCTGTTGCCTTCTGTTTTACCATGGAGTCTCTCATTGATCGTTCGATTTTGCTCAAAAAAAAAGCGGACGCCTCTAAAAAAGTCTGTAACGGTAGTTCCCTTTCAAACACTTTATAACGGTCTGCAATAGGATATAATAGGTTTGCGTTCTCATCTACTGAACCATACTTTACACCCTTTGGATAATAGAATAAACAAGCTACCCAAATCGGGTCTTTGTTAATATCGCCTTTCTCCCAGTCCATATGCCAACCAGAGCCAACTTTGTGAGGGTTTACTAGTTCGTATTCCATTCCCCCTAGTGTAATTACTTGAGGTGGTTTGCTTATGTGCATATCAGCATACAAACCTTTTACGTGTTGGAACATCTTAAACAAATCGTTGGTATCAATTGACATAATATAATTCAAGTGTTCGCCCGTAAAGTCTGCCATAAACTCGTTAATCTGTCTTAGTGTTAAGTCCCCATCGTAAACGGGGTTTGATAACGCCTTGAAATGTTTTATTCTTAAGTCTTCTGTTTTCTTTGGTAGTTTAATTTCCATTTATTCCCAATGCTTTAATTATGTTCTTCATATCTGTTACCTCACATTCATAGTGTGCCGTATCTTCAACACCACATGAAAGGTTATAAATAATAGTACCGCCTGCTTCAATCTTAATAGTTGTAACCATTCGTTCTAGTTGGTACATATCCGTGATTAGATACACTATCTGTCCTATTGAATACTTAGTCTTTATGTTCATCTGAATCTGTTTTTAATCGCTGTAATCTTTTCGTTTCTTACCGCTTGGTCAATACCTTTGCCTAGGCTTTTCTGTTCGTCATGTCTTCTGTAAATGTACAACGTAGCGTTGCAATATCCTATCTTCATTCCACGAGCTAAACATCTAAGGTTAAATTCATATTCTTCTGCACAGTCTAAACTCTCATCGAATAATCCAACCTTATCAAACAACTCTTTCGAGTACATAAGTGTGCCACCATGGATAACGTTATTATCTAACATCTCATGAAGTGATGGCTTTGCTTTTCGAGGACGTTGAAACTCTTCACGCCACGTCCATTTATTGATTGCATTGCCATGAATGAAGTCAACCCCTTTCATAGCATTAACGCTGTCTGCAATTGAATTTAAAGTTAGCTTATCATCATCACATAAGTACTTAATATACTGCCCAGTTGCTAATTCAACACCTCGGTTAATATTATAACCTACCGAGTTTTTAGACTCTGATAGAATTAACTCTATTTCGCCTTCATATGTTTGGTTATGTACTGACTGTATAGCCTGATCTAAATATCCACGGTCATGATGGAACGGTATTATAATACTTACTTTAGGGTACTTCATGGTTTAGTATAGTTTAGTAGCCAAACTTTAGGCTGTAATTGTTCTTTATGTGTCAATGTCCAACCTTCAAACGCTTGGCTAAAGTCGCTTAGTTCTAGTTTAAACGTATGGTAAGCGTCAACTTCAATACCTATTCCCGTTAAGATAGATACATTTTTACGTGCTGCTTTCTTTATTGATTCGCAAGCCTCAAAGAAATCCCTACAATTATCAAGTACTGCGTATGCTACAACAGTGTCAACTTCCCACCCTTTTAAATCTTCTATAGCACAATGAATACAGTCTATTCCTTCAATCGGGAACGCATCTAAACCAATGTACTTAACGTTATCAGGTAGGCACGTTTTAAGATACTGAGAACCGCACCCAACATCTAGTACCGATTCACCATAACCGCACTTTTCAATGTGGCTTTTATAATCTGAAACGTTTGAAGGAGTGTGTACATTATCGTTAGTATGTCCATAGTTCTCACGTCTTTTTTGTAGGTTCTCAGTAGCAGAAACCCAATCATTTAATTTTGCTTTCATCTTTCAATTATCTGTTTAATTCGTTGCCCCGTTTCTATTATTCCATGCTTTTGCCAGAATCCTGCGTGCATTGCTTCCTTTGCAATCTCGAATGATTCTTTATCATGTAATCCGAATATAGTATTCTGAAATTCTCGTTCGGTATGTGGCGTTAAAAAAGGCTGTTGACCATAAACGCTTTCGTATGCTGAACGGTTAATATTATTCGTAATAACTAAGCTACCCAATGCAGTCGCTTCAAATGCAGAAGTCCCAAAACACCCGTACGGCTTCCCGTTCTGTGATGTCGCAAACAACTCCACATAGATATGACATTCAGATACTCGTTTTAAGTTCTCTGAGTGCGTTAACTTCTTTGTGTCTATTCGTATATCAAAGTCATTCAAGAAAGGCGTTAACATAGCTTCTATTTGCTTCGTTCCTTTTACGTCTGGATTAGATGGATAGTGTCCAATGATTAGTTTTTCGTCAATGCTTTTAGGTACGGGCTTTAGTTCTGTATGTGGTGCTATGTAAAACATATCGTCTTTCAATAGTAGGAACTCACATTGATCGGTTGCAATCTTACACTTTTGGAATACATTGTCATGGTGTTGAGGTTGCTGTCTGTATCTTGTTCCCGTATGGTACACTACAATATTTGGATGGTCTTTCACTAGGTTGTTCATATTTACATCTGAATGGAATATCTGAATACAATCGTATTGCTTATACACCTCTTTTATTTGTCCTGCCGTTGTAATTTGTGATTGTGTTGTATATCCAAATGGATGGGGGTTTATACAAGCATCTTTACAATCGACACCAATAGCACGTAAAGCCCTAGCGTTATCATGCGCATAGTTTGCGTAATCGTTTGAACTTAGATTAAGGACTCGCATAGTTTAAATATTAAGTACCAAAGCACTAAAGATAATAAAAAAAGTAATATGTAAACGTGTATAGGTTTCATGATGCAAAGTATTTGCCTCGTTGTGATAAGTTTTTACGGGCTTGATTATATAAAGCAAGTGATATTACCGTGTCATCATGGATGCCTTCTGGTGCTGAATACTTAACGTTCCTAGTCTTCACATCAAACACATAGGTAAACGCTTCAAGTTCATCTATTAGGTACTCTTCGTTTGGTAATGATAATTCTAACTGTTCAAAACTTACTGCTAGATCTTCAATCATGATCGGTTTAGTTTTAAACGTGGTGGTGTAAGGTTGAACTAGATTACCTACTTTCATTTTAAGCAATTCAAAGAATACATCCCCTTGATTATTTACCTCAACGTATACATTTGCACGGTACTTAGATATAACTAAAGCAACCTTATCAATTATACGTGTCCATTCATCATGTCGCCACCGTTCAACGTGTAGCACGCCCCCATCTTTTGTACCTATTGTTAATACAGTGTAGTCATCAGCACGCCCAATATCCAATCCACCGTATAAAGTACCGCTTGCAGTCGCTTGTTTAACAGACTCCCTTACATTTTTAAATAGACCGCTTGCACCATCTATAAATTCAGCTAAGTATTCTTGCCTAAAGATATGATCTGGTACTGTTTCACGTATCGAATCAATCTCTCTAGCATCTATCATGGGGTTGTCATACGAACTAAATTGAAAGTACTTATACCTTTCATCGTTATGACGTAGTAAAGATAGCTTATACATCATTCTTTTACCTCTAGGAGTAGATATGAATACTACCTTTTTACCTTTTACAAGTACAGTTGGTTGCAATACCTCCTCCCATGTGTTATGCTTCATGAAATCAAACTCATCCATAACTAGATAATCGAAAGTATTACCGCGAATACCATCAGGACGTTCAGCACTAAAGAACTGAATAGTACTACCGAAACCCTTTACGATTAGTTCGGTATCGTTAAACGTAAAAAAACCACTCTTCTCGGTGGCTTTCTTTAGTTCCATGTAGACTTTCTTCGACTGCTTATAAATTGGGCTTACCCACCCTATGTTACATCCTTTATCATTGATTGACCAATAGAGTAACTGATTAACGCAAAGCATAGTTTTACCAAACTGTCTACCAATATTTAAAACGTAGTACTTCGCATGATCTGAATTTATACTATCATGTATTACCCTTTGGTTTATGTGTGGTTTATATCCTTTTACAGTACTCAATTATCGAAGTCGAATTTATCCACGTTCTTATTCTCGATGTGTTGCTTATCGTGCATACCTAATCTGTTCTTTGCATAGAAGATTCCCTTACCTTCGTTCGCCACAATGTCAGTAGCAAGGGCTTTGAATTTCTCATCTATCTTTTTAATAGTGTCAGATTTGATTTGGTCTTCCCCTTTCATCCAAGTGTAATACGTTTCTCTTGCTATGCTATCTAAATGGTACATAGGTAGCCAAATAGTTAGGAAGTAATCAATGGTAGGAATGTGTCTATCTCTTACCTCTAATACCTTACCGCTTCCTGATACTACTTCTTTGGTATGTGATACGCACTCTTTGATGTATTCATCTGCGTACTTTGGTAGTAATGCTATAAATTCTGGAGATTTAGCCACCTTTCATGTGTTTAATGTATT